CCGGCAATGCTACTGCCTGACATTCCGCGCGGCACGACCTGGACGCCCGACCACATGCGCGCTTGCCTCGCGCGCTGGATCGCAGCCCAACCGCCCGCGCCGCTGGGCATTTTTCGAGACATGGGAGCGCCGGCACGGCCACGCATCGGCCGCGGCGCTCCACGCACAAGCCAAGGCCGCATTCACGGCCGCAAGGGGGCGCACATGAGCTTCGCCCGCCAGATCGACGAGCAGCGCTACCGCGAGACCACCGAGCGCCAGGCGCAGATGCCGGGCGCGACTGCGCCGAGCTTCCGCTGCGCCGCTTGCCGCCGGCGCAGCTCGATGAATGGCAGCAAGCGCACCGCAGCGGGCAGCATCTGCGCTGCGTGCCATCAGGCGCGGGAGTACCGCAAGGCGATCAGGGAGGCCAAGCAATGAAGCCGGTAATCATCGGAAACGCCACGCTCTACTTGGGCGATTGCAGGGACATCTTGCCGACGCTGCCGAAGGTGGATGCCTGCATAACTGATCCGCCGTATGGGATTAAGCGAGACGGGGAGAAGGGTAGTTCTTCTCGGCACGGGGGAAGAAAGGCCTATGCCTTCCTGGGTTGGGACGGGGAGCGGCCATCCGCCGAAATGTTTGAAATGCTGTTGGCTGCCGCGCCCGTCCACGTAATTTGGGGAGGCAACTACTTTGCGGATTTGCTGCCGCCGACGATGAAATGGCTTGTATGGGACAAGGGCCAGCGGATTGCGCAATCTGATGGCGAGCTCGCATGGACAAGCCTTCAGTCTGCGCTTCGCATCTGCACGATGAACCGAGTCGAACTGATGACGGATGGCGCTTCGCACCCCACGCAAAAGCCTGTTCGCTTGATGAAGTGGTGCATCGACCAAGCCGGCAACCCGCAAACCATCCTCGACCCATTCATGGGTTCCGGCACGACCGGCGTCGCAGCCGTGCAGATGGGCCGCCGTTTCATTGGCATTGAGCGCGAGCCCAAATACTTCGAAATCGCCTGTCGTCGCATCGAGGACGCCCAGCGCATGGCCGATATGTTCGCGCACGAGGTCCGCGACGCCTACGAAATGACCGCGCAGCAAGCGGATTTGCTGGAGGGTGTGAAGTGATCGCCTTCGAGGTCCCCGGCCCGCCCGTCGGCAAAGGCCGCCCGCGCGCCTTCCGCATGGGCAACAGCGTGCGCATGCACACGCCCGAGAAGACCGCGAGCTACGAGTCGCTCGTGAAGCTCGCCGCCAGGCAGGCGATGCGCGACGCCGCGCCGGCGGCCTTCCCGGTGGCGCTGTCGCTGGTCGTGCTGCACGCCGTCCCGAAGAGCTGGAGCAAGCGCAAGCAGGATGCCGCACTGGCCGGCGCAGAGCGCCCGACCACGAAGCCCGACGCGGACAACGTGGCCAAGGCGATCTCCGATGCCTGCAACGGAATCGTGTGGGTCGATGACGCGCAGGTCGTCGAGCTGCACGTCAGCAAGCGCTACAGCAGCACGCCTGGCGTAATGGTCGAGGTGAGGCCCGCATGATCTGTGCGCACTGTCGCCGCCCCCTGAAGCGCCCTGCTGCGCGCATCGGCCGGCTGTGCTTCGGTCCGGTTTGCGCGCGCTCGCTGGGGCTGCTGGCGCCGCCGTCGGTGCGGCATGCGGTGTGCGATGTGCGGTATCGGGTGGAGCGCGACGAGCGCACGCCGGACCTGTTCGCGGGGATTGCGGCCTGATGGCGTACCGTGTCGGCGAGGCTCACCCACATGCCGTGCTGACCGACGAGGAGGTCGACCGGCTGCTCGAGGATCGCGGCCCGGACCACGCGCCGCGCATGAGCTACACCGAGCTCGCGCGAAAGTGGGGCGTGTCCAAGTCGTGCGTGCGCGACATCGTGACCGGCTCGCGCCGCGGCCGGCTCGCTGCCGAGCGTGAGGTGGTGAAGCTGGAGTTCGTCGTGTCGCTGCCAACGCGCAGCAAGATCATGCGCCGCGGTGGCGCGAAGTGGCTGGAACAAGTGGTGGCGCAGGCATTCCGCGAGTGCGCCAGGGAATTGGAGGAACGAGAGTGAAGGAGCGCGGACTGACACCGAAGCAGGCGCGGTTCGTCGATGAATACCTGAAGGATCTGAACGCGACTCAGGCGGCGATCCGTGCGGGCTACAGCGCGAAGACTGCGGAGCAGCAGGGGCCGCGCGTGTTGGGTTATGTTTGGGTCGCCTCTGCGATCGCCAAGCGCATAAAGGCGCGCTCCGAGCGCACCGAGATCACGCAGGACCGCGTGTTGCAGGAGTACGCGCGGCTCGCGTTCCTCGATCCTGCAAAGCTGTTCGACGAGTCCGGGCGCCCGCTGCCGATTCAGCAGATGGATGAGGACACGCGGCGCGCGATCGTCGGCGTGGACGTGGCCACCGTCGGCAACGACCAGATGGGCGTCGTCGAGGTGCTGAAGCTGCGCCTGGCGGACAAGCGCGCCGCGCTCGATTCCGTTGCGCGGCACTTGGGCATGTTCAACGACAAGTTGGACCTGAACGTCACCGGCCCCCTAGCCGAACGACTGGCACGAGCCCGCGCGCGCAATGGCTGATCCCGAGCAGGAGCTCGTCGAGCTGGCCGCAGCCTGTACGCACGACCCGGTGCGTTGGGCGCAGTTGGCCTATGACTGGGGGCACGGTGAGCTGGCCGACTACGACGGGCCGCGCGATTGGCAGGCCGAGATGCTGGCCGAGATCCGTGACCACCTGCAGAACCCGGCCACGCGCCACCAGCCGCTTATGATCGCACGCGCGTCCGGCCACGGCATCGGCAAGTCGGCCGGCATCGGCATGGTGGTGAACTGGGCGGTTTCGACCTGCGAGGACACGAAGGTCGTCATCACCGCGAACACCGACACACAGCTGCGCACCAAGACCGCGCCCGAGGTGGGCAAGTGGCAGCGCCTGGCGATCACCTCGCTCTGGCTCGACGTGCAGGCCACCAGCGTGGCGGTGCGCGACAAGGACCACGCGAAGACCTGGCGCGCGGACTTCGTGCCGTGGTCCGAGCACAACACCGAGGCGTTCGCCGGCCTGCACAACAAGGGCAAGCGGATCGTGCTGATCTTCGACGAGGCTTCGGCCATCGCCGACAAGGTGTGGGAGGTGGCCGAGGGCGCGCTCACCGACGAGGGTACGGAGATCATATGGATCGCCTTCGGCAACCCGACGCGAAACGTTGGGCGTTTCCGTGAGTGCTTCCGCCGGTTCAAGCACCGGTGGAAGGCGCGGCAGATCGACAGCCGCACGGTGGAGGGCACGAACAAGGAGCAGATCGCCAAGTGGGCGGCCGACTACGGCGAGGACTCCGACTTCTTCAAGGTCCGCGTGCGCGGCATGTTCCCGTCGATGAGCGCGCGCCAGTTCATCGGCGAGGCTGACGTGGCCGCGGCCTATGGCAAGGTGCTGCGCCCCGAGCAGTACGAGTTTGCGCCGAAGATCCTGACGGTCGACCCGGCCTGGGAAGGCGACGACGAGTTCGCCATCGGCCTGCGGCAAGGCCTGTCTTTCCGCATCCTGCGGACCATGCCGAAGAACGACAACGACCTGGTGGCGGCGCGCGTTATCGCCGACCTCGAGGACGAGCACAAGGCCGACGCGGTTTTCGTTGACGCCGGCTACGGTACCGGCATCGTGTCGGCCGGCCAGGGTATGGGGCGCGACTGGACGCTGGTGTGGTTCGCGGGGGCGTCCGCAGACATCGGGTGCCTCAACAAGCGCGCCGAAATGTGGAAGGCGGCCCGCGACTGGCTGAAGTCCGGCGGTGCGCTGCCCGACGATCCTCAGTTGCGTGACGAGCTCCAGGCGCCCGAGATCGTTCCGCGAGCTGACGGCAAGGTGCAGATCGAGAGCAAGAAGGACATGAAGACGCGCGGCGTGCCGTCACCGAACCGGGCCGACGCGCTCGTGCTCTCGTTCGCCTTCCCCGTCGTCAAGCGCAACCCGCTCGACGCCTACCGCAACGACCGCGGCAGCCGCGGCGACTACGACCCTTATCGCGCCATGCGCTGACGGGGTGCGCGTGGTTCGTGCGCGCGCCCGTATCGTCGCCGCCATGGCCATCGAAATCCGCGAAGTCCGTGTCGGCGACTACCTCGACCAGGTGGGCGCGCTGGCCGCCCTGAACTGGGCGGAGACCGGGTTCGACTTTCCGCTGGACCTGTCGCGTGCGCACTACGAAGCACTGGACGCGGCTGGCGTACTTTTTGCCCTGGCCGCGCTCGATGACGGCGCGCTGGTGGGCTACTGCACCGCGGTCGTGTCGCCACACCCGTTCAACCCCGCGGTGGTGTGCTGCGCGTCCGACGCGCTCTTCGTGCATCCCGACTACCGCAGCGGCTCGACCGGCGCGCGCCTGATTCTCGAGGCCGAGCGCGTTGCAACAGAGCGCGGCGCCATGCGCATGCTGTGGCACACCCGAGCGGGCACGCCGCTGGCCTCTGTGCTCACCCGGCGCGGCTACGAGCCCGCCGACATCACCGTCATGAAGAGGCTGAACCATGGGAATTGAAGCGGCAATCATCGGCGCCGCAATTGCTGGCGCAGGCGCGTCCGCCTACTCGGCGAAGAAGCAGTCCGACGCGCAGAAGAAGGCGCAGCGCTCGGCCGAGGCGATCGCCGAGAAGCAGAAGAACCAGGCCGAGCGCGAGTTCAACCGCGCGAACGCGAAGACGCCCGATCTTGCCGGCATCATGGCCAGCAACAAGCGCGCCGAGGGCGCCGGCAGCACCATGCTGACCGGGCCGCAGGGCGTGAGCCAGGACGCGCTGTCGCTCGGCAAGAACACTCTGCTGGGCGGCTGACATGAGCAAGCCCGAACGCGACAAGCTCTTCACCCGGTGGGGCGCGCTCAAGTCCGAGCGCTCGAGCTGGCTCACGCACTGGCGCGAGATCAGTGATTACCTGCTGCCGCGCTCGGGGCGGTTCCTCACGACCGACCGCAACAAGGGCGACAAGCGCCACAACAACATCTACGACTCGACCGGCACGCGCGCGCTGCGTGTGCTTGCTGCCGGCATGATGGCTGGCATGACGAGCCCGGCGCGACCGTGGTTCCGCCTGGCCACGGCCGACCCCGAGATGATGGCCAGCGAGCCCGTCAAGGTCTGGCTGCATGACGTGCAACGCCTGGTGCTCGACGTGTTTGCACGCTCGAACACCTACCGCGCGCTGCACTCGATGTATGAGGATCTGGGCGCCTACGGCACGTCGGCCTCGATCATCGTCGATGACTTCGACAGCGTGATCCATCACCACACGTTGACCGCGGGCGAGTACGCGATCGCCTCCGACTACCGCGGCAAGGTCCAGACGCTTTACCGCGAGTTCGATCTGACCGTGGCGCAGATGGTGGGCGAGTTCGGCCGCGACAAGGTGAGCCCGGCGGTGCGCACTCTTTTCGACCGCGGCAACCTCGATGTCTGGGTGCCGGTGATCCACGCGATCGAGCCGCGCAGCGACCGCGACGCCACCAAGCGCGACGCGCAAAACATGGCGTGGAAGTCGGTCTATTTCGAGCCCGGCTGCGAGGCGGGCCGCTACCTGTCCGAGTCCGGCTTCGAGCAATTCCCGGCGCTGGTGCCGCGCTGGGCGGCCTCGGGCGGCGACATCTACGGCAACAGCCCGGGCATGGAAGCGCTGGGCGACATCCGCCAACTGCAGCATGAGCAACTGCGCAAGGCGCAAGGCATCGACTACATGACGAAGCCCCCGCTGCAGGCGCCCACGTCGATGAAGAACCGCGACCTGGACACCCTGCCCGGCGGCGTGAGCTTCGTCGACACGGCCTCGCCCACGGGCGGCATCCGCACGGCCTTCGAGGTGCGGCTGGATCTCAACCACCTGCTGATGGACATCCAGGACGTGCGCGAGCGCGTGCGCTCGACGTTCTACGCCGACCTCTTCCTGATGCTAGCCGGCTCCGACCGCACCAACATGACCGCCACTGAGGTGGCCGAGCGCCACGAAGAAAAGTTGCTCATGCTCGGCCCGGTGCTCGAGCGGCTACATAACGAGCTGCTGGACCCGTTCATCGAGATGACCTTCGCGCGTCTGGTGCGCGCAGGCGCCCTGCCCCCGCCCCCGCCCGAGCTGCAGGGCATGGACATCAACGTCGAGTTCGTTTCGATGCTCGCGCAGGCGCAGCGCGCGGTGGGCACCAACAGCATCGACCGCTTCGTCGGCAACCTGGGCATGGTCGCGCAGATGAAGCCCGAGGTGCTGGACCGTTTCGACGCCGACCAGTACGCCGAGATCTACGGCGACATGCTGGGCGTCGATCCGCGCCTGATCGTGGCCGACGACAAGGTGGCGCTGATCCGCCAGCAGCGCGCCGAGGCTGCGCAGCAGCAGGCGCAGGCCGAGCAGATGGCGCAGGGCGCGCAGGCCGCCCGCAACCTGGCCGCCGCCGACACCCGCGGCCAGAACGCGCTGACCGACGTAATGCAAGCCTTCAGTGGCTACACGACCTGAGCGAGATGGCATGCACGAGGAGAGCGTGACGTTGACCAAGCTGCTGGAGTCAATCCCCGAACCATTCCGCGCCGCGATCCTGGCCACGGTCGTGGCGCTGCTGCGCATCCTGTACGACGGGCGCGAGCCGCGGTGGGTGCGCAGATTCCTCGAGGCGATGCTGTGCGGCGCCATCGCCTTGGGCGTTGCGCACCTGGTCGAAGCGCTTGGGATGACACAAGGCTGGGGCACCTTCCTGGGCGCCTCGATCGGCCTCTTCGGCGCCGACCAGGTGCGAGAGTGGGGCCGATGTATTGCAGAGAAGAGGGTGAGATGAACTTCGATGTGGCTTTCGAGAAGCTGATCGGGCGCGGCTGGGCGCGGCGCATCGCCGACAACCTGCTCGAGGCCTGACATGGACAAGATCACAGACCTGGCCGCCTGGAAGGCCTCGCACGTCAAGCCGATCGCCGACGCATGCCGCTGGTCCGAGGCGATCGAAACCGTCCTGGCTACGAACCTGCGGCTGCTGTTCGCCTGGCAGCGGGTGGCGCTGCGCTCGATCTGGAGACTGTGACCATGTGGCAAGCGCTGATCCCCGCGGTGGTGTCCGTGATCGACAAGGTGCTGCCCGATCCGCAGCAGGCAGCCGAGGCCAAGCTGCGCGCGCTCGAGCTCGGCCAGCGCGGCGACCTCGCACAGCTCGACGCCGAGGTGCGGCTCGCGCTCGGCCAGATGGAGATCAACAAGGCCGAGGCGCAGACCGACCTGTTCCGGGGCGGCTGGCGCCCGGCAACGGGCTGGTGCTGCGTGGCGGGGCTGGCTTACCAGTTCATCGCCCAGCCCCTGCTACCTTGGTGCGTGGCGCTTTTCGGCGCGACCGTGCCGCCCCTGCCTGCCATCGACAACGAAACCCTGCTCGTGCTGCTCACCGGCATGTTGGGCCTGGGCGGGATGCGCACATTTGAACGAGTCAAGGGCAAAGCCTGAAGGAGACTGGAAGCATGATGAAGAAACTCAAGAGCGGTACGCCGTTCGTGTACGACGAGAATGACCGCGTGGTTGGCATCCGCGATCCGCACACCGGAACCGACACGGATCTGGTCACTGCGGTAACGGGCCCGGGTGGGGGGAGTAGAAATCGCGGCGCAGTGGTGCGCGCGGGCGACGCAGTATCCGGGCTGCCGGCTGGTCGCCTCGCGGAGCTGCTGTCGTGGATGCGCCCGACGCATCTTCCGATTCTCGATCCCGCGCAGTTTGTGGGGATGACGCCGATCACGACCACAGGCATGTCGATCGGCCTGGCGGCCGGTGAGGGAGATTACTCCGAGGACGCAATCAGAGTGTCCACTACCGAGGCCGTCACGAATAAATCATTGTTGCTACCCCTGCCGGCGGCACTAGAGGCCGGGGTCGCTACGCGCCCCGTGCGAGCCGGTCAGACCGTCCATTTCCGCATCCGCTGCTCAGACTGGAGCCTCGTGTCGCGGCTCTATATCAGTTTCTGCCTGGGCGGCAGCTCCACAAATCGCCGATTCATCAACTTGATCGCGGACAGCGCTGGATCAACGCACGGCGCGAAAAACCCGACATACGCTTCTCGATGGGGTAATCAGTACCGCACATTTCCGTTTTCTGCAACGAAGTTTCTCTCGTCTGGCACGCCGACTGCGTGGGGTCTTGATTCGAGGTATTTCGAGAGCATAACCGGCATCTTTTTCACCGTATCTGCGAGTGCGGCGGTCACGTTCGATTTTGATCGGATTTACTCGCCGGAGTGGCCCGCTGCTGCGG